GGGCTCTCGGCATTGATTCTCGTGATCTCAGCTCTCGGCATTGATTCTCGTGATCTCCGCCGTGACATCCTCGATGTCGTAGCTATCGGCGAGTGACTTGATGGCCGTCTCCTGCGAGATCAGCCCCGACGTGCGCAGTTCACCTAGCGTGGTGGCCTGAGTTCCCTTGTCGCTGTAGGTCGGCTGATACCAATGCGGCCACCGAAGCGATATCCCGTGCCCGTCGCTGACGTTGCCGAAGGCGTGGCCGTGCTTATCCCTCAGCGGATATTTGACGGCGGCCTTTCTTACCATGCACAGGAGCTCGAGCAGCGCGCCCTCGCCGTAGCTGATCCGCAGCTTGTCGGCCAGCCAGATGAGCGACTGATTCATCAGTTCCATCGCGCGGCCCGACTGCGCGGCAGAGAGCTTGTCGGCGTTCGAGCGGTTGCCGCCCATGCCTTCGAGCGTGATCTCTCTCAGTGCCTTGACACACTCCATTACCGCGCTCGCTGCGTCGCCGTTGATTTCGAGCAGCTTCGCGTCGCCCTTCTCGCTGGTGACGATGGCGTTGGCAGCGCCTTTGACCATTGCGCCACCGCTCTCGCTGAATGCGGGTTCCTTGATGTGCAGCGTCGGGTCTGACTGATACTTGAGGCCTCGGCCGCCCTGAGACAGCAGGTAGTCCGCCTCGATTTGCGTGTCGATCGCCTCGACGGGAAACGTCGGCGCCCCGTCGATATCGTCGCCGCCCGACAGATTCTTGACCCACACCATCGGCACGAAGCCGAGGCCATGTTTGACCGTTCGCGAGCCATCAATCACCGGCGGCTTCTCAGCGTCGGATTTCTTCTGCGGCAAATACCAGATCTCGAACTGTTCGTCCCACACCCGTTGAAACCAAAATTCGGTGTTGAGCTCGTCGTCGTCGACCGCGTAGCCGGTGTCTTTCAGCGCGCGGCCCTTGACTTTGTATCGCTCGGTGACGCTCTCCAGCGTGTCGGGCGCGTCCGTTCTCCACTTTGGCGTAAGGTAAGCCGTGGAGAGCGCGTCGAAGAATGGGCGTCCCTTCAGTACCCTGAGCAGGATGCATATCGAGCCGACAGAGCCGCGCGTCGCCGCCTCGATCATCACGTCATTGAGGCGGGTCGCTTTGACGCTTTTGCGCAAGGCGTCCCGCGTTTCCGTATCGTGGCATTCGACGGACGGGAAATGCCCTTCGGAGAACAGTAGCGATACCGAATCGTTGACGACCGTCTGGCAAAAGCGAGTCCGCGCACACGGCCGGCGCTCTGCCAGTGGCACATACTCCCCGTTTTTGGCCTTTTCCTCACCGAACTGATGCATGAGTGCGGCATATAGCGTGCCGTCGAGTACTCGCGTGAGCGCGAGCAGCGTGTGTGTGCGGTCCGGATAGTCTCCGTCCTTGGCGTAGCCCTTGCGGAGAGTTTGGAAGTCAGGCATGTGATGAGATTCCTTCTAGCGTGCGAAATATGATCTGAATTCGTTTGTCCAACGGATTTGCGTGCGGGGTTGGATCAACCAGCGAATCCCCTGCACAAAGCTGTCCACTTGATCGTCGTGCGCTGCTCGCGGGAAGGCGTGCAGCTCAGCGAGAAACTCGGAAACCCAGGGGGCGCCTTCCGGTAACAGGATCACGCCCGATTCGTAGGTCGGTACGACCGAGTGCGCGCGACTCGTCTTGTCGCCGTCGGGGCGCATCGGCGTGATGGGTAAGGAGGTCGTGGCCTTCAATTCCTGAATCACGCTTTGGCCCGATGCTGCGTCTTCGATGAGCACGGCATTCGGCCGTGACTTAGCGCCCCATCGGGAGATCCACTCCTTGAGTTCGGGATATGGGAACTGCCCGCGGGCCCGGTCGAGCACGAAGATGTGCCGGTCTGTTTTCGCGAGTTCGAAGCCCACTGAGTAGTCGCTTTCCTGCTTCGCCTTAAATGCCGTGTCCCATGACTGGCATCGCATCTGAAAGGCCGGCAGCGGGTCGCTCGGCTTGTACCAGCCAAATTTACCGACCTTGAAAATTTCGCCTGTCACGGAGGCGGGCCGCTGCTGGTGTTGGCCGGCGAAACCCGCGCTGCCTAGGCGCAAGCGCTCAAGGTCGATGACGTCGGCCGGAAAGCGCTCGGGGAACATAAGGGCGCCGTCCATGGTTCGTGGGTCGGTCCAGCCGATCGAGGTTGTGATCCGCTGCGACTCTTCCCAGAGCATCGGAATCCTGAGCAACTCCCAGTGATCGCGCTCGCGGGCAAGCACATGGCCCGCTAGGTCTTTCTCGTGCAATCGCTGCATGATGATCGCGCGAGTGCCGGTGCGCAGATCGCTCAATCGGTTGGCGAACGCCTGTCCCCACCATTCGATGATCGAGTCGAGGGCGCTTTCGCTGTATGCATCGACCGCATCGAGCGGATCATCGACAAAAAGGCTATCCGCTCGGTCGCCAGTGGTGCGCTGCCCGGCCGTGAGCGCTTGGCGGAACCCTCCGGTGCTATTTGAGTACATCAGTTTGGCGTTCTGATCGTCGGCGAGAGTCCAGCGGATGCCGAAGGTGCGCCGATACCACGGCGATTCGATGAGTTGCCGACAGTAAATCGAGTCACGCGTCGCGACGCGCGGATTGCCGGATGCGAATATGGCGCGCCAGGTGGGTTTTCGTATCCACATCCAGGCCGGCGCCGCGACCGACACGATGCGCGACTTCGCCGAGCCCGGCGGCACGTTGCTCAGAAGGTTTCGCTTTGCGAGCTTGCCCTCAAGCAGCGCTTGCACGTGGTCACACATCGCCTGCAGGTGCCAATTCCACACAAGTTCGGTGCTTTGCTCGAGCACGTGCCAGGAGGCGCGGAAAAACGCTGCAAGGCTGTCGCGGCAGGCAATAGCCTCGGGCGTGAGCGTAGGCGGCGACGCGCGATCGGCGATGATCTGGACGGCTTTGCGCCGGGTATGCAGAGAATTCGGACGCATGAGGTCGCTCATCGCTGAGCCCCCGAAGGGGCCGGCCACGCGGTCAACCACTCCGCTGCCGGCAGTGCCGCGGGGGAGGTATATGCCCCGTCAGCACCCGCGGGAACGGGCTTCAGCCCGGCCGTGCGTATCGTGAAAACTATGGCGCCGCTCATGGCCTCCTGTCGGCGTTTGGGAGAGATCCGCTCCCGGCAGTAGGCGCACAGGCGGATTTCGGTCTGTGCGTCCGCAGAACGCGTTTTGTCCTGTGTTGAGGGAGGTAGCGAGGGGCTCATGCGACCCTCCCGCGGCTAAACTCTATGGTGCCGCTCATGACTGCTTCTCAGTGGGCACGGACGGTGGAACCCAATTCGAGGCGCGCAATTGCTGGCGCAACTCGGCTGCATCACGCTCCAGCAGCCACGCTGCCGACTTGTGGCGCTCGATCTCGTTGTCGACCTCGATCAGCCGGGTAATGATTTCGTCGGCAGTCATGCTGGCCTCCCGCGGCCGATGGCGCAGAGGGTGAGCAGGATCGCGGCCAGTACGGTTCCGGCGCCGGCGCCGAATTGGTAGCAGGCGGCGATACGATGCCAGGGAATAATTGAGAGACGCTCAGCCGTTGCTGGGCTGTAGCGGCTTCCTAATGCGTTGAGAGTCATGCCGCGATCCTCCGCGGCAGAACATCAACAATCAGTCGTTGGCTAGACCCTCGCTGTGGGTCATAGCGCGAGCAATGGCGGTTCGAGTCCATTGCTTGCCGCGCGGCGTCGGGCGCTGCTTCAAGTTCACGAAGTCGGCAATCGCTTGCAAGGATCGATGGCCGGCCTGCTGAGCTTCTCGGATCAGGGGCGCCACTTCCTGCGCGGCGTTGATTGCCGTGCGGCGGTCGGTCTGTCCCACCATCGACTTGATAGCGGACGGACCGTAGGCGTTGCCAGAGGCCGCCAAGTGACCTTGCTTGGCCATCAGTTCGGCGATGTCTCGCAGTGAGCGGCGCCTGTGAGTCGCCCGATCCAGGCGATACAGCTTGCGGGCCAACAATACTGCGTTCGGATTCGCTTCCGCGTGAGACTTGCGGCCCTCGACCTTGGCGCCAGTAGCTCGCTTGCGATCGCGCGCCAGACGAAGCTTGGAGACGATCATCGCCTTCTCGAACTGGCTGACAGCGCCGAGGATCTGCCGAATGAGTACCGCGGTTGGCCCATCGCTCATAAAACTGTCCGGGCTGTCGACCGCAATCAAGTCGATGCCCAAGCTCTTGAGCATCTGATAGCCGGTTTCCTGGACGATCAGGTCGCGGGCGAAGCGCGAAGCCGTCTCGACCAGGATAGTCCGTACATCGGTGTTCTCGGTCAGGAAGTCGAGCATCTGCCGAAAGCCCTCGCGCTGATCGATGGCATCGGCACCACTCACCGCGGCATCGTAGTAGGGCGGCAAAACGATTTCGAAGCCAGAACGCTTGGCAAATGACCGAATCGCCGAAAGTTGCCTGGTGTGGCTGTCCTTGTCCGCTCCGACGTTCGTTGCGGAGCTGGTCCGGAGATACGCAACCGCCT